ACCGCAATTCCATTAGCGACATGGATAGCGCGCATGATTACAAACCTCTCTTATAATTTTCTCGGAATGCCACGCGAATTAGAGTTTAAGTTTATGGAATCAGGTCGCGAAGATCAGGAAGCACTTGTTCGCACTCGCGATGCTGAGATTAAATCTGGGCAACTTACATTAAATGAGGCTCGCTCTCGCGCGGGTATGCCGCTAATTGAAGCGCCAGAGGCAGACATGCCTATTCTGGTTGCGGGCGCTGGCGCATTTCTAGTTAGCGAAGATGGACTAAAACCTCTTGATGCAAGCGGCGGCGTAGGGGGATTAGCCGCATTACTCGGAGAACCTGAACAAGATGGTGAGGTAGAAACGCCGACTGAGGAAGATGAAGACGGTGGAGAAGAGGCGCAGAAAGAGTTAAAGAAATTTTTACGCTTCCTTAAAAACGAGCCGCAACGATCATTTAACTTCCGTAGCGTTCCTGTTGTCTATGCCGATGTTCTAAATAAATTCGTGAGCGTGGGCGATTACGAAAGCGCTCGCTGGTACGCAGAACGATATTTAGCGTAGGCAGTAATGAACCGTTCGTGGAAGAAAAAGAACGGCGCTAAAGTACGATTAGCCGCATCTCGCGCTCGCCTCATTCGTAATGCGCTCAAAGAGATAGCAGACACTCGCCAGATCGTTGAGGACTTTCTCGCTATGTATTACGGGCGAGAGATAACAACCGAAGAGGCTAGGGCCTGGGCCGCTATTCATATTCGGTTAAATAGCAAACCGCTCGCTGATGCTCTTACTCAATGTTATGCCGATGCTTATGCGCTTGGCCAGGATATAGGCATGAACTCTATTGCTAAAGCAAAGATAAACAAAGCCCCAACAAAGAAAGACCTAAAACGAGCGATAGGAATTGACTGGGCCACTTGGCGACCAGGCAATAAACCCGCCGCATTAAAGGCTAATCCGCCAAGAGGTCTGGCAGACCTGTTAGATAAAAAGGGTATTACAATTCAGGGAATAAGCCGAACAACGATAGACCGTATAGGCACACTCCTTGCGAATGTACTTGCTGAGGGCGGGAAACCCTCTAGTATCACAGGGCAGGTTGCTCAGGAAATACGGCGTTCGCGAGAGGAAACGGCTAAAGATTTACAAGACGAAGTAGATGATTTGCTTGCCGATAGCGATAGGGCTTTAACGATCGCGCAAACAGAAATGACCCGCGCAGTAACCGCCGCTTCCCGTGAGTTATACGAAGAGAGCGGGGTCGAACTGGTAGAATGGCTTGTAGCGGAGCCTTGCGATGTATGCCAGGAAAACGCTGATGCCTCACCTATCCGTATAGATAGTGTGTTCCCTTCGGGGGATACTGAGCCGCCAGCGCACCCGAATTGCGTTTGCGATTTAGCCCCGTATGTTGTGGATACTCGCGACATTGGGCAAGAGTTTCTAAAAGAGATTTTAGGAGAGGGCGAATGATCAGTCACCATACTGTTAGCGTTAATTCCACAACGCCCGTATTGCTCGCTGATGCAAAAGACGGTATAGCAAAAGTAATGGTGTATGTATTTAATAACGATGCTTCGGCTAATTTATTTGTAGGAGATAGCACCGTATCGTCTAATGCCGGAACTGATTTAGGTTACAAAATCCCAAAAGACACGGGTTTTGCTTTTGAGATTTATGGTGGAGAAATGCTATACGGTATTAGCACAACAAATATTCAAGTATCAGTTATGACAACGGGGAACTAATGGCTGAGGGATTTTCTCCACCACAAGGCGTTCGCAATAACGCTAAGAGAGGGCTGGAACTACGCCGAGAGTTCGGCAGAGGCGGCACAGAGATAGGCGTAGCCAGAGCCAGAGATTTATCAAATGGGAAGTCAATTCCATTACAAACAATTCGCCGTATGGTATCTTATTTCGCGCGGCACGAAGTAGATAAGAAAGGCGAAGGCTGGGGCGATTCCTCAAATCCCTCGGCTGGTTATATTGCCTGGCTCTTATGGGGTGGCGATGCCGGAAAAACTTGGGCCAACAGTATCTCTGAGCGAGAGGACAAAAAGGAAAAATCTATGAATCTAGAGATGGCGAGCGCGTTCGCTGAGATCATTAAGCGTGAAAAATTAGAAGACGGAACTCTGCTCGTTTATGGGAAGGCCACAGACGATTCAGTAGATATTGACCAACAGATTTGCGATAACGCATGGTTATCAAAAGCGATGCCAGAATGGTTTAAGACTGGCGGCAACATTCGCGAGCAACACAGCAATATCGCGGCTGGCGTGGCAAAAGAGTTAGATACTAAAAAAGATGGATACTACATTCAGGCACTTGTTGTAGATCCCGTATCGGTTAAGAAAGTAGAAACTGGAGTTCTTAAAGGTTTCTCTATTGGTATTCGCTCGCCTCGTATTGTCAGAGATGAGAAAGCGGCAAATGGCAGAATTATTGACGGCCAGATCGTTGAGGTTTCTCTAGTAGATAGACCAGCCAACCCTAACGCAAAACTCATGCTTGCCAAAGCAGATAAGGGCGGCGACCTAGCAAGAGTCGAAGAGTTTATTCAGAAAAAAGAAGACGAAACAGATTACGAAAGCATTAACGAGGGTGGCAAAGAGGGATACGGGCCAGCCGATACTGAACTCTATAATCGTGTTAAGCGTGAGGCCAAAGAAAAATTCGATGTTTATCCGTCTGCCGTTGCTAATGCCTGGGTCAGCCAGGAATACAAAAAGCGCGGCGGAAAGTATCGAAAGGTAGAAAGCGACAAAACGGCCGAAACCGTAAAAGGAGAAAAAATGGAACACGAAGATGAAAAAGCGGTTTCAGAGAAGCCGTCAAAAGAAGAAATGCTAAAACAATACGCGATGGCAAAAGAAAATTATGCGGCCGCTAAGAAGGCCCTAGATGATTGCGCCAAAATGTGTAAAGAGGCTGGAGTCGAAATCGAGATTGATGGCGATGAAGACGAAGAGGCCGAAGCCAAGAAGCAATACGGCGAGAGCGCAGAGGAAGAGTCCGAAGAGGGTGCTTCCGGTAGCGGCGCAGAACACGAACTAGAAGAGGCAGAAGGTAAGAAAAAGAAATCTGCCGAGGGCGAAGAGGCCTCAGAGATCGTTGAGGAAACTCCAGCCGAAGAGGAAAAGACCGAAGAGGTCAAAGAGGATTCTGGCGAAGAGCCAGAGGTTAATGAGAAATCCATTACTGCTCTCATTAACAAAGCCGTAAAGAGTGCTATGGATTCCATCCAGTCTGAGATTGAAGCCCTCAAATCCGCAAATGAGGCGGCTGAGGAAACTATCAATAAACTGGAAGATGAACTAGCAACGGCGAAAACTAAAGCCGTAGCAGGTGGCCCAAAGCGTACAGTCGTCAAATCACAGGCAACTGGAGAAGATGAGTTTCTACGCTTAGCAACCGTCTATCGTCTAAAGGCCGCGCAGACCGATGATAAGACATTGGCCGCCGGATACAAGGAATTGGCTAACGATTTCGTTGCCAAGGCCGAAGCAGTAAAAAACAAATAACCCAAAACTCTTTACGAAAGGAAAGAAATGGCTCTCAACGCCCCTAAGGCGACAGACCTATTCGGAGATGTATCCGCTAAACAAGCGGCCACTCTTCACGAAGAGTATTCTGCCGAACTTACAAAGGCTATGGGCAATTCCGTAACAGATCCTTCTGCTATTATGGCGATTCAATCTGGACACGCGACATTTGCTCAGGCTTCCGGCGACCCAGTAGCCGCGCTAGAAAGCGCAGTTGCTAATAAGTCGCTCGCTCCTGATGCTCTTTCTGCCCTGAACAACGCGCTCGCTTCACAGCGACTAGCGATGCAGGACATCCAGAAAGACATTACTCTCACCTCGCCACTCAGCACATCTTTCGCGGCATTTGACCTCGAAGCACCTGCTAAGTTGCTTACTCCACGCCCAACACCTCTCCGTAACCGTATCCCTCGTAAGAAGGGTGTCGGTACAAGCCACCGCGTAAAGCGTATTACTGGCTACACAGGTACAGGAACAGGCGGAGTTGGTAACACATGGCCAGGAATCACCGAAAGCACAACAAACGCATTCGGCTCAATTAACTACATTCGTGGTCCAAAGATCGCTTATGCCGCAGATGATTTAGTATTGCCTTACAACTCCTATTCGCTATCGGATAGCGTGTCGTTTGATGCTAACTTCTCTGGTCTTGGCTATCAAGATCTCCGCCAACTATCTAGCACCAGCACTCTCTACGCAACAATGCTTATGGAAGAGCGCATGATGTTATTCGCAAGAGGAACTGCATCAGGTTACTCAGGCGCACTCTCAGCACCTACTTTTGCCCTCACTTCGCCAGTCGCAACGGCTTCGCAAACAGCGCTTGCCGCCGCAACCTATTATGTGAATGTGACTGCCGATGCTGGTATCTCAGGAAACGGTTTCGGTGAATCCGTACTTGGAACAGAAGCAAGCACCGCAGTTGCATCGGGCGATGTTCTTGCGATTACCGTAAGCACCGCCGTAACAGGCGCAATCGGCTACAACATCTATGTTGGAACCGCAACTGGCGCGGCTAATTTGAAGTATCAGGGAACCCTAAAGGGAACTGGCACTTTCTACATTCAGGGCGCAGGAACAACTGGCCTAACTGGAAACAATGCCGCTTTCACCACTACTGGTGCGGCCGCTTCGCGCGCTTCGTCTGATACCTCTGCTTACGCAACTGGTTATGACGGAATCCTTCCAACAGTTCTAGGCTCATCTTCCGGCTCAATTAATACCATCAACAGCACTTTCAGCACCGCTAACCCTGGTACTGAATTTCAGTCGGTATTTGCCACCCTCTACAGCAATGTAAAGGCTGACCCAGATGTTATCCTTCTAAACGGTAACGATCGCCGCCAGTTGTCAGATGCTATTAAGTCTGGCTCAACAGCCAACTATCGTTTGACAATTCAAGAGCCAGGCAAGGATGGAATCACCTATGGTTCTATCGTTACTGGTATCCAGAATGAAGTAACTGGTAAGGAAGTTGAATTGCTCGTACACCCTTGGCTAAATCAAGGTGTTGCGCCAGTTCTCTCCTTCACACTCCCAATTCCAGACACAGAGGTTTCCGATGTATGGGCAAACTTCATGGTTCAGGATTACATGGGAATCCAATGGCCAGTTACTCAATTCACTTACGACTTCTCCACCTACTTCCGTGGAACATTCTTCTGCACCGCTCCTGCTTGGAACGGCGTAGTTAATGGAATCGTGAGTGCGTAGTATGTGTCTTGAATGTGGTTGCGGTCAGCCGAGCAATGCTCATGGCGTAAAGCAACTTCCAGATGGCACAAATGTTTCTACAGCGCAAATTGTTGCGCCAAACGAAACACCTAAATAAATAAATAGAGGCGGGGCGGTAGGGAAGGCCGCCCCACTCACAGGAGGGGAAATGACAAAATTAGTAGCGCCAGACAAAGGTGTTAAAGCGACAGATGTTGGCGGAAGGTCGTACTCCCCTAATCGCGGTGGTATTTACGAAGTAAATAATAAAAGTCATGCATCAGCGATGAAAAGAGAAGGATTTACAGAGGCTTCGTTAATGGGGCCAACTAAAGAAAATTTAGGCTTTACTTGCTCAGAATGCGGTTTTGGTAGTTGGTTTCGTAAATGCTCTCGTTGCGGCCACGAAACGACAGATATTCAGAAAGACGGTGACTAATGGCTACGGGCATCACAACGATCACGCCACTATTCGAAGCGCCATACATTACGGTTGCCGAATATAAAAACGCGCCTACTTCTATTGACTTCGATAATCTCGTTGTGGGTGGAAATGCTAATGCCCAAGATGCGGAATTAGCGCGTGTGATCTTGCGAGCCTCATCATTCCTAGATGAATACTTAAATCAAAATCTAGCCGCTCAGAACTACACCGAAACACAGAGAACGCGATTTACGCCAGATGGCTATATTGCGCTTCACCCGAATAACAGCCCAGTAATCTCTCTTCAGAGTTTTGAGTACGGGTCTGCTCCTACAAATCTCCAGACACTTACCGACCCTTCTCAATGCTGGTTTGAGAATCAACAAATCATCATTCCCCTATCGCAGATAGCGACCACATACTCCAGCCAAGGCCCATTACAGTTCGGCGGGGCTGGCAGTAATTACTATCAGATCTTCACGAAATACACCTACACGGCTGGTTATGTAAACAACGCTATTGCCACAGCAACGGCGGCCGCTACCAGTATGACCGTTAGCGATGCGGCTGGAATCGTGGCTGGTGGTCAATATCGTATTTATGACGGCGCAAATAGCGAAACTATTACAGTCGCAAGCGGCTATACCTATGGTTCTACAACCGTACCTTTGACCTCAGCCCTAGCCTATACACACGCCGCAGGGGTCACATTTGGCAATCTGCCAAGCGCAATTAAACAGGCGACCATTTTGGTCACAACAGCCTTTTTGCGTGTCAGAGGCGATACCTCTATGACAATGGCAATTACCACATTCCCGCAATCAAATGTAGGCGGTGGACAGCGTTATGGAGATGAGATAGCCCTGGCATTAGACATGGTTAGCCTTTACAGAAGGGTTCGTTAATGGCTGGCCGTACAGGGATTCGCTCAACTTTATACACATTCCTAACAACGCCGCCAGTTACGGGATTAAATCAAGTCTTTACCTCTTTCCCGAAGCGCATTAACTTTCAGGTTGGCTCTCAGCCTGGTCAGTTATCGCGGGCGGCGTGTGTTATCTACATACAATCAGAAAACGAAAACCGTCTTGCCATTGGCGGCGCGACTAACGGCTGGAAGCGAGTAGATTATTCCGTAATACTTCAGATTTACTTACACTCACTTCAACGAAATGCTGAAACGGTCATGGCTGACTTTGATACACTAATAGACAACATTAAGACGAGGCTTCGCTCAGACCACCGATTCGGTGACAACACCGGAACGCTAGTCTGGCAAGGCGCAGAGCCGATCATTAATGGTACATACGGCGAGCCAGCAACAAATGAAGAGGGCGCAACAGAGATTTACGCGGAACTCCAGTTTGATGTAACCGAGATGATACAAGCATGAGGAGAACAAAATGAAATACAGATACACCGGAACAGATGAGCGCGTGTTCCCTTCGCTTGGTCTTGTGGTTAAGCCTGGCGATGAGTTTGATGCGCCCGAAAATTTTAGCGCGGCAAATGTAGTTCTGGCCACCGCTAAAATCCCAACCAAATCGCCAGAAGCAAAGGCAGGAGAGTGACTAAATGGCAGTAATGTCTTCCGTTCGTTCCTTTATCGGAATCGCTAAAGAAGCGACAAAAGGAACCGCAGTAGCGGCAACCGATTATCTATTGGTTTCTAAAGATAGCGTGAAGCCCGTAGATGTTATTGACCCGCTATACGATACTGGTCTTCGTGGCTCAAATGTAGTTAATTATAATTACATTCAAGGCCGCACCCGTTCGACATTTGATTACGGCGGCGCAGTATTCGCAGACCAAATCGGTTATCCACTTACCGGACTACTTGGCGCTGTTGCGACCTCTGGCGCTTCTGCTCCCTACACTCATACAATTTCATTAAAGAACAGTCTTGCTTCCGGCGTTGACGACCAGCCAATTTCTTACACGCTAACCGACTTTTATGTTGCTGGCGTTCGTCAATATCCTGGCTCGCAATGCCATGACTTCACATTAAATTTCAGCGCCGATGGAATGCTGGAATTTGATGCTAAATACACAGGTTGGGAATCAAATACAACAAGCGACCCAGTTCCTTCATTTAGCACCGTTTTGCCAACACCCGTTTGGATTGGAACAGTAACGATCGGTGGCTCGGCAGTATCTAACGCTATGGAAGGCAGTATTTCCATGAAGCGAACAGTCACCCCAATTTACGGTATCTCAAATACGCAAAATCCATACCAGGTTTATCTTGGCCCAGTAGAGGTTACTGGCTCAGTTAAGTTTGTTATGGAAAACGATACTGAACTAACTCGTTTCCTAAACAACTCTCAGCCAGCAATCGTGCTTAACTGGGCGCAGGGCGCTGGCGCAAGCGCAACACAAATTCAGGCGACAATCACAAAGGGCGCATACACCGCCGCAATGATTGAACGCGGCGATGATTTTGTGAGCGTATCCATTGAATTAAATGGGCAAGGCAATACAACTGATGCTGGCGCATCGGGCGGATTTGCCCCAATTAAATGGGTTCTCCAAAACGCTAAGGCTTCAGGAACTTACGCCTAAATCCTGAGTAGATGTGTTAAGGGGTTAGGTTGAGCGGCTACCTTCCCCCGCTCCCGCCCCTTAACACCCTTAATTAAAACAGGGAAGGACAGGAAGGTAATCATGCCTAAGAAAATAATTAAACTACCAAAGAGCGGCGCTGAAGTCGTCCTTAAAGACCCAAATGAGTTGCGAGTAAAAGACCGCACAAAAGTCTATGAGAATGCCTCTAAGCATGAAGGCGAAGGCATAATGCAGGCGCTCTCATTCTCAGACGGCTTAATTGCGATTATGGTGGAGTCCTGGTCGCTAGACCTAATCCCACCCTCTATTCGTGTCGCATCTCTCCAGGAATTGCAAATGGCGGATTATGATTATTTAGTTGAACAAACTAAAGAAGCACAAGCCGCGCTATTTCCTAAATTGGGCGAAACGGAAGAAACAGAAAAAGACCCAGATAGCCCTTTCGAAGACTCCAAAGGTTAAAGTGGCTACTTGAAGGGGGAGAGCGCCACGAAGCGTTCTCCTACCCCGATAAAGAGTGGTTTTATTACTTTTGCGCCAAAGAGTTTGGTTGGACACCTCTGGAAACAGACGAACAGCCAGCGTATTTAGTAGAGTGGATTATGGCAATAGCCGCAACAGTAAAGAAGGTTGAGAATGATCAAAACAAACCTTAAACTGGTTCGCGAATCTATAGAGAAGGCGCGTAAAGAAATAAGTGGCGGCGCTGAGGCGTGTAGAGATGAAATGATGAGCGCGGCTATTCAATTATCTAAAGAGCAAATTAAAGGGCGCAGACCGGAAGGGCAAAGGGCTACGGCTGGCCAGCCCCCTATGAATAGAAGCGGTAATTTACGGCGCTCTATTCGTGGAGAAAAAAGAGTGGTTGGGTTTGCTCAATACACCGCGATCGTTGGGCCAACAATAGTTTACGGGCGCGCGGTAGAATTAGGCGGCGAATACGCGCCTCGCTCATGGAAAGGAACTTCAGCAATGGCAGGGTTTCCGTACATGCGCCCAGGATACGAACAGTTGCGCAAGGTCGCGCCTAACATTATCCGTAAAAACCTTTCTATTTTTGGCGGTAAATAATGGCGTTTCTCCCTCCCGCGATTATTGAAATAAAAGCGCTCGCAGATAAGGCGATTGCTGAATTTGGCCAGGTTAATAAGGAACTGGAAAAAATAGAGGGAAGCGCTGATAAGGCTGGCAAAGGCGTAGATAAAATGTCGCAGGTTAGCCGTATCGCTACGGCTGGACTTCTTGCCGCCGGAACAGCGCTTGCGGGATTTGCCGCGTATGGCGTAAAAGCCGCAATGGAAATGGAAACCGAACTTACTAAATTAGGGTCGTCTTTAGCAAATATTGGATTAAACACGGACAGCGTTCGTGGGCAAATGATGGAAACTATAGACAGCATGGAAGGATTAGGTTTCGCTGGAGAAGATGCCGCCGCCGCTTTAACAACACTTATTCAGAGAACTGGCGATGCTGAGCAATCGCAAAAGTTGTTAGCGTTGTCTTCCGATGTTGCTCGCGCAAAGGGAATGTCATTAACACAGGCTTCTACGCTTCTCGCGCAAGGAGCGATGGGCAACGCAAGAGCATTCCGGCAATTTGGCATTACGCTAGATGAAACACTCCCTAAAAATCAGGCTATTGCTAAAGCGTTCGATGAATTACAACAGAAGGTTGGGGGTCAGGCTCAGGCCGCTACTCAAACTCTCGGCGTTCAGATGCAGATACTTCACAATGAATTTGAGAATGTGGCAGAAACGGTTGGCGCTACTTTAATCCCAATTTTTACTGATCTTGTAAAAAAATTTCGCGCGGCTTTAGACTGGGCAAAACAAAATAAAGACATGCTTATAAAAGTCGGTACAGCCGTCACGGTTGTAGCGGTCGCTCTAGCCGCCTATAACGCCACCGTAAAAATAATTACAATTACTCAAAACTTATGGAACAAAGCAACGCTATTCGGAAAGAGCGTTTTGGCTTTATTTACCAAACAACAACAGGCCGCTAATACAGCGATGAAGGCGAACCCTATCGGATTAGTAGTTACGGCTGTTATGTTATTAGCCGCTGGTTTTGTTTACCTTTGGAACAAGTCTGAAATGTTTAGAAAGATCGCTATAGAGGTTGGTAAGGCTGGCGTAAAGGCAATAGGTTTTATTATAGATATTGTAGGCAAACTCGCTACTGGACTTATCAAAATTCAAACTGGCCCACTCAAACTATTGCTCAAAGGACTTTCTCTTCTTGGCGTAGATGCGGCAAAAGACGCATTAAACGGCATAGAAAAAATGACAGACGGGATAGGTAATTTTTTTGATAGTGCCGCTAAAAAAGTCACTTCAATGGCAGGGGAATTAGACAAACTTAAAGATAAAAAAATTAAGATAGGTCTTGACTTTAAGGCTCCAAAGATCCCTAAAATAGAGGGCTTGGGGGGAGATGGCGATGCCGGAATTAAAGGCTTGGCTAAAGACAAGTCAGAAGCGGCAAAAAAGAAAGAAGAAATAAAAAAGAACAATAAAAAATACCGCGAGATGATTGCTGGGTATCAAAAAGAGATTGCCCAAGCAGTTTCTAATTACCAAGAAGATACGGCTAAGGCTGAAAAGACCTATCAAGAACGAGTAGCCAAAATACAAGCCGATGGTGCTAAAAAACGCCTAGAAATTGAAAAAAACAGAAATGAAAAAACGGCTGAGGCTAATAAGAGGGCGGAAGAGGCAAGCGCTAAACTTCTAAAAAACTATAATGACAAGAAAACGCAAATTCATCAACGCTATAACGAAACCGTTGGAAACCTTAATAAAAAATACGCTAACGATCTGGCCAAAATCAAAGAGGATAATGTAAAAAAGATAGCCAGCATTGAGCAAAGCGGCGCTGAGAAATTAAAGTCAATTATTCAGGATTCTATGAATAGATTGCGCGATGCTTTTAAGAGCGGAACAAGTTTTAGCCTGGGCGATTTATTTAAGGGCTTAGTAGAGGCAGGAACAAAATCCGGCAACGATCTTTTAGATGTTCTAAAGCAAAAACTTACAGCAGCACAAAAATTAGCCGCAAATGCCTCTGCCTTAGCGGGAATGGGTTTTTCTCAAACCTTTATTGAACAGGTCGTTTCCGCTGGTCCAGAAATAGGAAATGAACTAGCCGATGCCATTAAGTCTTCTGATGCCGGAACTATTGCGCAATTACAAAGCACTTATTCACAATTAGAGGAAATCACAAATAAAGGCATGGATGCCTTAGCCTCAACGATTTATGATAAAAATGGGCTTGCTAATGCAGAACTGGTTAATGCTTACAAACAAACCCAGGAAGAAATGGCCGCCGCTTTAGAAGATCAAAGAGTCGCATACGGCGAGGCGATGGATAACATTAACGCTGAATACGCTGAGAGTCTTGCGGCCGCCGCCCTAGAAAGAACCGAGGCTTTAATTGAGGCACAAAAAGATTACGAAGAGGCTAATGCAGAAATAGCCAAGGAATTACAAGAGTCTTTAGCCAGCATACAAAAAGACTACGAGGAATCTATTGCTGAACTTGACCTTGCCCTAAAAGAGGCTTTAGCGGAAGCCCAAAAAGATTTTGAAGAAAGTATGGCTGAGGCTAAGAAGAAATTAGATGAAGCCCTTACCGCCATTAAAGATAAATTTGTAG